TACGCACCAAACTGGTTCATTTGCCGATTGAGAGCAGACCAGTTCGCAAGTCTTTGATTATACTCCATAACCAGTTGACGGATTTCTTCATCCATAACTGGAGGAATTTGTGCGTCTGGACGAACAATCAAACCACTACCATCTGGATTTTCCGTCCAGTATTTCTTTCCGCTATCGACAGTTTCTAATCGATGACGAATATCGAGAGTACGGCTTCTCTCTGCTTGTCTTTCTTCGTGAATCGAGTTAAAATCTCGAACTTCCTGATTCGCCTCCAACTTCCTAATCTCCACCTTCGGCCCATTCTCCTGCATCCACTGAGAAAGCTCCGCCGGGTCCGCATTCCCCTTCTTCAAAAACTCACCGATCCCGGCCTTCTCATAAAGGTCCCACTCCGCCTTCGGCAGAACGGCCTTCATCCTTTGCGCAAGCCCGGACACAGGAATCCTCCCCTCCTTCGTCTTCGAGATGCCGAACGGCTTCGGAGCTCTTGTCTGCTCAACCCCTGTCAATCCAAACAACCCACCTCCCGCTGCAAGGTCCGACAGGGCAAACACTTCTCTTGGAAGCGGAAGCTCAAACTGCTCCGCTTTATGCTGCCCCGCCGGACCTGCTTGCAGGTCTAACACTTCTTTTTGCTGCTCTTCTTCGTTCCCTTCTTGGCCATTTTTCTCGCCTCCTTCAACGACACCAAAGGACGCAGGGTCCTTCGCGAACCTCTCCAAATCGCCTGGAGAACGGATCAAGCCTTTCATGTACGCTTGATTCGCCTTCATCAAAAACTCATCCCCTGTCACCGACGGGTCCGCCTTCTCCAGCTTTTGATAAAGAGTCCCATACATCGGATTCTCCGCCCGACGAGGATCGTTCCTTAACTGATAATCTCGTCCCTTTTTCTCCTCCGCTTTAGCGACAGTCGCTTTCTTCTCTGGAACAAAGGTCTCCTTCTGTCGTTCCTCCATAACCTGATCCACCTGCTCCTCGATCGCAGCGTGCTCAACAGCCTTTTGCACCTGTGCATTCCGTACAGCGCGGACAACGGAATCCGCCGTATTCGCAACGCGATTCGCCTCGACGAGAGAGCGGTAATGCACTGGCCCAGTGATCCCCGCAGGCTCGACTCCCTTTGGAGTCTGCCGGTACCCGCGAAGCTGTCCAATGTCGAACAAAGAGAAAGGAATCTGTCCTACCGTATTCGCGATGAGGTTCTCCTGGGAGAAAGTTCGATTGAGCGCGGGACGTACGCCTTCTGTAGCCGCTTGCGTCGCGAACTGCGGGACCTCCGACGCCACCGATGCTCCGACGTTGGCTCCTGCATACTCAATTGCCCTTTCGACCGCTCCAGCGAGTTTCGGTCCTGCAATGCGCTCGACAGCACTACCAGCGCGCTGAGCAATAGGTAAAGCAGCGCGAGTTCCAAGAGAACCGCCAGCTGGCATAACGGCCAAACTAGCCGCTTGACCAAGCCCCTGTAAAGCGCTTCCAGTTTTTTCATATCCAGATGCTCCAGCGGACGTTAACCCCAAAGCGGCAAGCGCAGCGAGAGGAATAGTCACTTCCGACGTCCCCGCAATCGCAGCAGCAGCGGGAAGAACGGCTGCCGTTTCCGCGAGCATACGAGGAGCGCCTTCAAAAACACTCCCCATGACGTCGCTCGTCTTCGGACCAATCAAAGAGCCAAGATTTTGTCCCCACTCCTTTGTAGTATCCGTCACCGGGCGAATCAATCGGTCCAGACCAGCAGAGGCTCGTTTAACGCCTGCGCCAAAAGCGCCGACATTTCCGGCCTCAAAGGCTTGCGTTCCGGTCGCTTCGTTTGCAAACTGCGCGAAGTCGCGTAGAGACATGCCCGCAAAAGCGGGACTTCTCCTCTGCGCCTCCTTGTAAATCTGGTCAATTCGGTCAAACGGCAACGATGCGCTTGTCTCCTCGATGGGCATAAATCTCCTACTCGTTCATCAGTCGTTGAAACTCGGACATCCAATTCGACTTCTTTTGAGAAAACGGGTCAAAGGTTGAACGAGGTTTAAGCTCGTCCTTGATCATGCTTGACAAATTTTCTTTTGAAAAGTTCTCTTTAAACGCGTCCCGTAAAAGACCGGATAAATCCAGCCCTTTTGGTGCAACCGCCCCGGAAGCGTAGCCGAGCGGCTTGGCCGCAGAGGACGCCGCTGACGAAACGGCAGTGCTTGCAATAGCGGATCCAGCCGCACCTGCTGCTCCAGAAGCCGCTCCGGCACCGGCCCCAGCAGCACCAGCAGACGCGGCTCCGCTAGCAGCCGTACTTCCACCAGCTCCAGCAAGGAAGTTCATTATTGATTAGGGTTCGAGTTGATTTGACGAATCATTTCGAGAATCTGTTCCAAGCTCCGCTTCCCGGAGCCGAGAACATCCTCTCCAGCTTGACCGACTTTCGATCCCGCAGTCATGAGGGTTTTCAACAGATCGCCAGTGCTCCCGCCGGAGTAGCCGAACCCTCCATTTATCGCTTGTTCGACTTGAGGAGCAGAGCGAACAGTGCTCGCTTGTGGAGCATTGTTTCCTTGCGAAGCTGGAGACGAACCGCCAGCAGACTCGCTCAAAATCTTGTAAAGCGAAGCCCGAGCACCAGCTTTCTGCGGATCTTCCTTCGGTTGGAGCATGCTTCGGAACTCCCCTCCCTTGTCTCCGAGGTACTGAGAGGCGAATTCCAAAAGCGCACGAGAAAGGGCAGGATCTCCCGTCCTCGACCCGATGTCCGCAGCATCTAGAAGCTGACCGAGACGTGGATCTAGCATCGCTCCTCGTTCCCTTTGCGCTCGCAGCCCTTTCAACTGCTCGCCTTTCAGCATGCTGTTGATCGTTGCCTCGTCCTGAGCGAGACCTCTGTTTTGCGCGGAGGTTTTAATCCCCTCTTGCAACGCGTCCAAAGAGCCCTTTGCCAACGGCTCGAGGTAAGGACGCTTAGCGTTGAATTCCGCCGCAGTTCTTCCCTCCGACGCGTTTGCCCGCGAATTAGCCTCACCAGCGATTTGCTGATTCTGCCTCGTCCCGCGAATGGCGAGAAGAGATTGGATGACGTCTGCGGATTCCGGATCAGTTGGAGTTGCATCAGCGTTCCCGCCAATGTTCGCGATTGCGGCTTCTCGCCTTCCGATGGACTTCGTTCCAGCCCCAGCTTCCGCTCGACGAAGCTCTTCCAGAAAAGGCAAAGTCTTTCCCTGCTCGGAGAGCTGCGTAATCCCGAATGAACGCTGTGCGTCCTGTAACTGCCGATTCTGATCGATCTCCGATCTCCCTGACTTCGAGAAGCCTCGAATTAACGAGAACGGATTGAATCGCCCTTGCGCATCAGTATGATTTTGCGCTAAAATGTCAAGCCAGGTTGCCATATTATTTCGCTCCTAGTTTATTCCAAACAAAGAACCAGAACCGCTTCACTGGGCGGAAAACAAACCCATCCTCGTATCCGTTCTCTCGAACGAGATAACCTCCATAGCGGGTCATCGGATATGTCATAGTCGCTTGAACCAACGTTCGCACGAGAGGGAACCTTGCCATAGCTGGAACAAGCCAGCGAGACATTCGGATATATCCCCTTCGCGTTTCTTCAGTCCCCAAATGATCCCGACAGAACCGGACGAACCAGGGAAGACCTTCACCATGAGCCGCGTTGAAAATGAAGCAGCAAGTCAATCCCCAGCCAAGGCTGTTCGAAGATTGATTGCCCTTACCATACAAATCGTCAGTCGTCGTTGACTTCGGCTTCCCGAGGAACTCAGCAGCCGTTGCAACGTTCGCAGCGGACAAGCCCCTCTGCGTGTTGATCGTTTGCCCGGTCTGCAATCCCGCATTCCTTCGATCGGACTCTCCGGCTTGAATACTCTGCTGTGCCTGCATCGCTGTCCCACGACGCATGTTTTCGATCATTTGGGCGACTTGCGCGGCTTGAGTGGCCATTCCTGCGTCTGCCCGCTGAACTCCGGAAACCTCGCGGAAGCGATTAATGCCCGCTTGCGTATTAGTATCAGCCAGATCGAAGCCTTGTCTTGCTTGCCCGCCACGGACATTAGTCGGCCCGCTAACTGCTCTGGATCGGGCAGTGTCCATCCCCCTCTCATAAAGGGCTTGCGTTTCTCCTTCATAGTCTCCGGAGTACGGGTTCTTGTTCGCGATCGTTTCGAGCGTTCCCCTTCCCGCAAACCCTTCCGGATCTATTGTCATCGTATCCTGAAGAACCGAAAGGCCGGGGACAGCCTCGGCAACCATAGACAAAAGACCAGAAAGGAACGAAATCTGCTGATTCGACAGAGCAGTCGGTACCGCACTCGATGTCGCATTCTGATTGATCAACGATGCAATGCCAGAAGGAAGGTTATAATCCTTCTGTTGAATAGACGTTCCCTTGCGGAGAAAGTCCGATTGCTCAGAACCTTGGCTACCGCCGAGAGCAAAGGCCTGGACGTTTGAGTAAATCGCCTTCTCCGCCTCGACAATGCGGGACGCAGCAAGAAGGCACGCTTGCATCATTTCGTTCATAGTTCTTTTGTGAAAAGGACTGCCGTTCTCCGCATTTTCCAGGTCCTCTCAAAGAGGCGAAACCTAGATCCGTTGAAGCTAAAGGACATTGCTTGGATTTCTTTGAACGCGTTCTCCTTTGCCCATTTCTCAATCTGGACGAGAACTCCTCTCGTCAAACCTGGGCATTTCCCATTGCTGTAAGCAGCAAAGACGACACACGTTTTCTCCTTAAATCGAAGCGTATTCTCGAGGACCATTACCCACCCGAGTGGCTTTCCGTTCTTGGACGTTATCACACCAAAAAGGGAAGCAATGGTCCCCATTTCGATGGACATAAGAGCGACTTGAAGAAGATACTCCGGGCTGATCCGTCTCTTTTCCGGAGCATATTCATTCAAACCGGGCAAGCCTTCAAGAATCGTTGGCCACCATTGTTCCAGTTCCTTGAACGTTGTAATCCGCTCAATAAAGAACTCCTTGCCCTCGTAGATAAAGCGAATGTTCATCGCTCGGCTTTCTTTTGATAGACGTTGTCGACAAAGCCTTGGAAACGGAACCCGCGAACCCCTCCGCCTTTGTAAAGGAAGATCGAGGAGACATCATTCGTCGGAGCCTCTAGTTCGATATCGAGAATTGCCCAAACTCCGTGTTTCTTTCCGACTCCAGCGATCTCGATTGGTTCGTTATTTGCGTCTCCCTGCCAGAAAAAGTGATCGAGATCGCGAAGGGTTAACGTCAATTGCGATTGACCGAGAACCGGGATCTCAATCGTGTAATCCAGGCCGACGTTGTAATCGCTAACTGCGTCTCCGCGGTTCAAGAAATACGTCTTCCCCGGAGCGGATGATTGCAAGGAAAGGACTTCCGCCCATTGACTGCTAGGCTGTCCCTCGGTATTAACATAACCGGAAGCGACCCCTCCAGCATAGGTCATCAAAGAGGTTACTGCGCGGATGCGTACCTTCGCATTGTAAAACGCTCCGGCGACTCCAGGGACCGTTGCAACCATTTGCGAAAACCCAAGAGGATCGGATGGAGAGTAATAGCCGAAAACCGGATAAGAGAAGTACTCGAGAATGGGAACATAAACCCTCCATCCTTGCGAGTAAATCTGTCCCGGAGGATAGGACTCCAACCAATAAGGCCAGAACGCAGCGGCCATTCCAATAAACTCTCCGGAAAAGTACTGCCAGGACGGAGGGCCCGCAATCGAGTTCGGGAATAGAGAAACAACATCCTTCGTCGCTTGCGCAACCGCTTCCTCTAGCATCTCTTTAGAATGCGGAATGTCTGCATACGGATTGGCAAACTCATTTGCTCCGTACACGTACGCAATATCAAAAACCGAAGGAGCACGAAAAGCGGTTAAATAAAAGTCCGAGAGCTGGGCTCCAGTTGCTCCTCTCGTCGCGTCCGTCACAATCCCTCCAGGCGCAATAGCAACCTCCAGGCGCATCTTCAACGGATTGAGGACGTTCGTCCGACAAAGTGTAATCGACTCAACCGGCTTGTCCTTTTGGATGGCGGTGAATTTATACCGAAGGGCTCGGCCGTGAAAACGGATGTCCGTCAACCGTCCATGTTCGTCGTCCTTTCGCCAAACGCGCGGATCTTTGTAAGATACCTCGTCGTCGAGATTATTTCTTCCATCGTATTCGACCTTGATCCCAGCCGCGTCGGAGAAACCGGCATGGATTGCCAACGTGTCCACCTCCTTTTCCTCCTGCGCATCGTCATGGACAAAATCCTTCGTCTCGAGGACGGGGACTTCCGCAGCCAACAGACTCTCCTTAGAATCCGTCGAAAACTCGTCTCGTAGAATCTCTCCATACGAAGAACCGTAAAGGCGAGGGAACCCGTCCGTTGAGGAATTCAAATCCCGTGCCTTGCCAGAAAGATCCTTCGACGGACCGGATAGTTCGGCCATTGTCTTCGCTCGGACGCCAAGCCCACCGATAGAATGAATGTCCTCAACGGAGCGAGTGTACCACTTATCCGACGCATAATGATAGACGACAGCTTTGTCAAACGGTCCACTCGATGCCTTCGAAACAAAGACCCAAACAACTTCTTGATCGTCCGCATTGTGATAAGCCCAGGAGCGGGACGCAAGAGAAAAATTCGGATTGATATTGTTCCGAAGATACTCACTCACTCCAGCAGAGATCGCTTTCACTCCGTTCACAGAAAGGGAATAAAACAGCCCCGAAGCGGCATCGAAGAAATACACGATTTCCCGGCATTTGATACTCGTGTAAGGCAACCCATTCCCGACCCCTGCAATCGGAAGGCCGACCTGAACGATCTTCGGAAGTCCGACATACGAAACCGGATAGACTGCATTCGGGGTCAAAACGAAGAGCGTATTCCCGATCTTGTGCACTCCCGTCACACCATCTAAAGGAAGCTCCTGCGCCTGTTCAACAAAATCGAAATGATCCGCTTCGTTCGTGTTCTTCGGCTGCCAGTCCTCGAAATTGTAAAGACCGGACCATTGAAGGCGATTTGGATACAAAACTCCGTTGACCGTTGTCCTCGCAAGGAAAATGTGATCAAAGAACGTTTCGATGTAACGTGCCCTCGGAGAATCCGGTGTCGGAAGGAAAACCCGCTGACCATCACAGCCATAAACAGGGTTCAACTCGTTCACGAAATAGTACGAATCGTTGTACTTCGCGACCGCCCAACGACGATAATCCGTATCCCATTCAAAAATGGCCGCACCTGATGCGTGCTTCAATTGAACTGGAGAAACGACAGAAGGAACTCCGCGAAGCAGATAGGCCGTATCTCTTGTCAACGCGACGAACGAAGCTCGATTCTCCGTCCCCGAAGGAAACGTCAAAATGGCGAGAACGGGAGAATGATAGCACTCCCGCACCCGCCCAAGGGAAAACTTCCGCGGCACTTGCGTCAATCCACTAGGCTGGATCGACATATTATGCTGCTGGAGCCATGCCTCATCGGAGACGAGGTTCGTCGGAGAGGCGCTATCCACGCCCCCAAGCATTCCGAAATGCTGTACCGCCTGTTTTGTACTAGCCATTGGAAATCTGGAGTAATTCGACCATGGCATACCGCTCAAGCTGATCCCCGGTCGCAATACCGAGGCCGTTGACGGAACGGGCTAGCTCCGTATAGTGCTGAATCTCAAAAGCCGCCGGAGAACCGGAGGAGGCTCCAGTAATCGTTACGACAAGAATGATTCTTGACGATGTCGAACACCCAGGAGCTGCACATTCCGAGGAGCCCTCAAAATCGTTGTAAGACCCAGAAGGACTCGTCTTCAGATGAACTCGCATCTTGTGCCGTCCAACGCTAAAAGCGGGAGCGGAGACGAAAAGGAGATAAAGCCCATTCCGTTCGATGTTGATCAAGCCACCCGATCCGATAGAAACGGTTCCAGCGACCGTCTGTTGATCAATCGTCCAGGCAGTCGCAACTCCCCGCTTCTGAGTCCAGACGCCAGCAGAGGACGCTCCTCCATTAACCCCAGCCGAGTTTCTCTCAGAAATACGGACATACGCCGCAGCCGAAGAAGTCAACGAAATCGTTGCTACTCCAGTCCCGGTTAATGTCAATCCTCCCGTAATCGTCATCGGGACGAACTTCGTCCCATCATGGAGAAGGACTTGCCCGGTCGTTCCTACCGGCAGCTTCGTCCCATCGACAGCGTTGTTTGCGATCTTTGCAGTTGTGACTGCTTCGTCGGCAATTTTATTTGTTGCGACAGCGCCATCTTTCAACTTCGCTGTAATGACGGCGTCATCTCGAAGATCAACGTCAGAAACGGAGCCTTGCAGAATTTCCCTTTGTCCGCCTCCGTTCGCGTCGCTTCCACGAACGCCACCGTCAGCAATGACGTCTGATCCGATAGACTCGTTCTCGATTTGTGCGGCAGTGATCGACTTGTTTTTAATCTTCGCAGGAGAAACAGCTTCGTCCCGCAAATCTGGAGTCGAAATCGTTCCTTGCTGAACTTCCCGCTGCGTTCCGCTCTCGTTCGCCGTCGTTCCTCGAATCGTTCCAGATTTCAAACTGCCTTCCGAGGTCGCCTCGGGTCGCAACTTTCCATTCGCGTCCAAAATGGCCGCAAGCATTGCATACGTCCACAACCGAGTCTGCACAATCGCCGCCTGGAGCTTAGACGCATCTTCGTTTTCCGTCGGATTTCCTTTGACAGCGTTCATTGCTGCCAAAGTTGCTGCAAGTTCAGGATAGTCAGCCATATCAGTCCAAAGTAGGATCGTCGACAGCGTTGTAAACCATCGTGGAATCCCAGGCGACGATACTGTCCCACGATTCGGCCAAAAAGTCCTTGCTGATCGCGACTCGCTGATCCTCTTTGAGGAAGAAGTTCAGCTCATGACACGCGCGATAAACGAGAAAGTCGAAGCAATGCTCCGTAAAGATGTCGGAATCGCTATCCGTTTGATAATCCGGGAACCATCGAACCGCATCGAAGTGCACGTTCACCGACTCGTTCCCAGAAAACGCATTCGGATCGACCGTGTTGAAATAAAAGTTCCTTCCAAACATCACCAGCTCGATTGGATAGCTGGCAAGGTTCATTCGACGATATTCAGTCGAAAATTGCGAATCATTCTGTCTTTGTTTCCTTGACGCCCAAGCGTCTCGAGAGATAATGTTGACTGGAAACTGCCCCTGAACGTTCGAAAAATCCAAATAAGCCTTCTCGACGGAGCGAACAACGATCCGCTCTTGCGTCCCGTAAATCACAGCATCGTCCAGCGAACCTCCGTTTGCAACATTGACGGAAGGAATAGTGGCAAGCACACGGGCGTGCTCGAAAACCCGCTTCCTTTGGAGGAAGGAGTGAGCATTGTTCACCGCGCGGAGAAGGCAATCATAACCGTGCTGAACAAACGCGTCCGGATTGCGGTTCATAAACCCGCAAACGGCGCTTTTAACGATTCCGTAATTGTTTGCCATAGAAAAGGGGAGGAGGGACAGCCGAAGCCGTCCCCCCTCGTTTGGTTACGGGGTCGCTTCGCCACCAATCTTGCCCTTCGGCAACGGGGAGGGGGTATGGCGAACCGTTTTGTTCGAGGCGCTCTCGGAAGCGGTTTTCTTGGCGAGACGATCACCACCGGCGGACGAGGTGGAATAGTCCTTACCGGCGCTTCCAGGAGTGTATTGAGCCTTTGTCGGGTCTTCCATAGGATTGATCCTTTCGAGTCTGGTTTAGTTACTAAACAGGACGGGGAGAAATGAGAGAGCGCAGAGTTGATTAGTAGCCTCGAACAGTGACCTGAAAGGTCGTCGAGATGAAGTCAGCCGGATCAGTCCGGTTGGCGTCAGTCGCTTGTTCGAGATTGTAAAGACGAAGGCCAGAGCCGTCGTACGCAGGAGCCGTCGCGATGATCGTTCCATCGCTCACAGTCCCCATTGAGGATTCCTCGATGACCGACAACCCAAAAGCGGACGCCGGAATCGGATTCGTTGCGGAGCCGTTCCCAGGGGAGGAAAGGGTAGCCACACGAGCAATGATCACAAGCCGATCTTTGCCCGCAGGTCCGCCCTCAGTCCAAGCCCGGATAACGGTAACTCCGCTGGAGGTTAGAGAAGCCATATTGTTATGCCTTCAGTTGATGTTGAAGAAACCAGCAACTCCGAATTACGGAGTATAGCCAGTAACGTTCTGGAGGTACATGTGCGCCTCGGGGAAGCGCATCTCGAAGCCGGTCTCAGTGAACCACTCATCCCGGCGATAATCCGCACCGGATGGCTGGATCGACTTGATGACCTGGGTGTCGCGGCCCGGAAAGGGACGAAGTTTGAGATACCCAGTATCCAGGAACAGCGCGTTGTTCCGCATCGTCGCGTTCTCGGAGAACAGCGGATGGGTCTTGTAGTAGATGATGCCCCACGGGGTCTGATGACGAACGACGTTCATACCATACGTCGAGGTCATCGGAAGATCCGTATTGAGCACACTCTTGCTGCGATACAGCTGATCGATGGTCAGCAGGAAACCGCTGCCACAGAGGACCAGCTTCTCGTTGTTCTTTGGGTTGCCCTTGCGGAAGACGCGTTCGAGGTAGGTATCGTACGTCTTCTCGTTGATGGTTCCCGACGTATTCGCGATGATGCGCTTGTTGTCGTCCGTGTCCGCCGTCGCAGCGGAACCGGTTCGATAGTCGAACGCGCCGCCATTCCCGGTATTCCCCAGTTCCCATTGCTGAAGAAACCAGAGGATGCCGCCGAAGGTGTACGTCGGAAGCTCCGTAGTCGGATCGACGTATTTCGAACGGGAACCAAACAGGGTCGCAAGCTCGAGTTCGCTCATATGCTGGAGCGACGTGTCCTTGCTCTTGTCCTTGTAAGTGCCGGTGTCGTCGAACTTCGCAGGAGTCCCCATCGCCGTCTTCGTGAACGAAAAGGGCGAGCGGAAGATCTGCGTGTAGTTCCCGATATTGACCGGCAGATCGTAAATCTGCCCGCCGTTATCGAGGGAGCCCTGGGACACCGCTGTGCCGATGACCTTGAGTTCCTTGCCGACGTTTTCGTTCGTCGCTCCGTTGTCGACGCCAGCCAAGTTCGGAGTGATCGCCCGGACCTTGAGCTTCGTCGAGGAAGTCACCGCAGTGACAATACCACGAATCGTTCCAGTCGACGCGCCAGACGAAATGGCGACAGTCGCAAGAACGACGTGATTGACGCGGAAACGTTCCGAGGAGGCGACAACGACAGTGTATTCCGTCCCGGCCGTCCAGGTAAACGGATCACCAGCAGTCGCCGAATCAGCTGCGTCCTTGAAGGGCCCGAGGGACGTGCCCTGGGTCGCGGTCGTTGTCACCGCTTCCTTCCAGCGCTTCTCGTACCAGCTGTATTCCGGATCGTTCGTTTCATCCCCGGAACCGTCCAACATGGACAAAATGCCAGTCAGAGGCGCGGCCCCATTGGGATACTGATAGAAGACCTCCCGGCGAATGTTCGTGAAACGCTCGCTGGAGAACTTCTCCGTGCTAACCATGCCAAGGATTGCCATAACTCACCTTTTACCGAAACACTTCCATACCGGGAGGTGCCTTTTTTGCACCGCCCCCGCTGGAAGCACCGGAGCCACGCCCTCCCTGCATTAAGGTGGACATTTTGCGTTGTTGTTGTTGCTGACCGTTGGGAGTTGCTCCATTGCCTCCCTGGCCAGATCCTCCACCGTTGCCTGCTTGCACACCCGGAAGTCCCTTAATGACCTTCCGAGCGCCGTCGGCTACGGCTTTGAAAACTTGCTCTTTGGTTCCCTTGAACCCAGACGCGACGAGTTGATCCTTCACCGCGTTACAGATGACCTCGTATCCAACGAGATCTTTGTTCTTCTCCAAGAACTCCGCCTTCAAGGCGTTCATCTGCTGTTCCTGAAAGTGCCGTTCAACTGGGGTCAGTCGCCCAGTCAATTCCTCCACCATGCGCTGTGCCTGGAGGGTTGCAATCGTCACCGACTGTCGAGAAATGCCATCGACAATCTGAACGAGGGCCGCGAGACCTTCCTGCCCGCCTTTCAAAACCCCAGCGAGAAGATTCTCGTCCGGCTCGAAAACGTTGAGCTGTTTCTTCAACGCTTCTCGATCCAGCGGTTGCTCTTGCTGCGTCGGTTTCGGAACGACCCCTTCCACCGCAGAGCGAACGATTGCGGCAATCGCATCCGGGGACAATCCGCCAGATCCCTGGCCTTCCGTTCCCTCTCCTGCGGTTTGGCCTTCAGTTCCCTCTCCGGCAGCGCCACCGGCTTCTCCCTGCCCTTCGTTTCCTTGCGCCCCTTGCTGTTGCTGCTCCTGCAACTCTTCCTGAGTTCCTTCTCCGGATGGAGTCACCCCACTTTGCGCTGTCCCAGCTCCGCCTGCTCCGGCGGACTGAGAACCATTGTCATTATTCGCTGACATTGTTCTGCCCTTCCTGTTCTTTTTGTCGAGCTTCGTTTTCTTCCTTGACTTCGTGCTCGAGTCCGATAATAGTCTTATCGAGGAAGTCAGTCATTCGCGCAGTGGCCTCGACATAACCCTTTGCGCGGAAGTACTCATAAATCCCGTCTGCCAGAACGGGACCGTCGACGACGTTTTGCTTTCCTTGCCCGTCGATGGCAATCGCTTCAACCAAGCATTGAAAGAACCGATTCTCCCTCAACGCTTGGAAGCCGCGAAGCTGGTCAACCTTGGATAAGTCCATCGAGTCCATTTGCGAATTGGTCCATTTGCGGAGCCAGCTCTTGCGGAACTTCGGCTCCAGGTTGCATTCCTTGTTGCGGCTGAGGCACAGCCTGTTGCGGAGGCGCTGCAAGACGGAATCGTTCAGGATTGCGGACTCCACGGAGCAGCATCGTCTCTCGCATGAGTTCCTTCGGATCCATCTGCAACGCAATGGCCGCTTCGGGCTGTGCCATAAGGCCGGTCAGAACTTCACCGAGGAATTGCGCGGTGAGGTTCCTCTCCGACGGTAGAGTTCCATCGAAGACCTCAAAATCGTACTCTCCGATCAAGGCTGTCTTATCCGCCTTAATGAACGTCGCTCCACGAGCAGCCTGCTCCATACCAACGAGGCGGACAACTTGTGCCTCATCCAAGCCATCCCGCAGATTCGACACCATTTGACGGGCCATTGTTTCCAACGCCGTCTCAAAAATCAAAAGGGCCACCATCTTCAAACGAGCCGCTGCGGCAGTCGCCACGGTACGCGCTTCTTGTGCAGAGCGTCGACCTGTGTGGAACTGCCCCAATGCGTTATCGTTGATTCCGGTGGCCACTTGAATCCAGTTGAATAGGACGTCCGCATCCTTGACATGATTCGCAGTCACGTCAACAACGTCCAGTTGCTTGATGAACTTATCCACGCCCTGTCTTGCGGCAGTTGCTTGAAGGCGGATAACGGGATTCCGTTCCGCGAGGTCCTTCATTTGAATGCCAGACGGATCGACGATGAGCTTGTTCCCGATGACCTTGCGGACATTCGTAATCCGAGAATTCACAAACCAGGTCAACGCCTCTTGCAAGAACGCAATGACCTGCTGCAAGCCGTCATTGACGAGATTCGCTTGATCCGGATCGTACTCTCCGACAGAATACGTAAATTCATCATGCACGTAATTCATCGGTTCGCAACGGATGACCCTCTGGTCATTCGCATACCAAATCACGTACTTCACCGGAAACGTCTCCGGACCGAGCGGCTTGTCCTCAATCATGTACTCGCTCGGGATGATCGACCGTTGGATCTCGGTGACGATCGCACCGTCCTTCAAAGACTCCGGAGCGAGCTGTTTCCCATTCTCGATATTGAACCCATGCAACCTCGTCGAACCGCCACGACTGGAAATCTCCCGGTTCGTCATTGCAGGAATGAACTGCACACCAGAAATCACTCCCTCCGCCTCAAGTTGTCGAAGCGCAGCATTCGTCATATACTGCTCAGTCGCAACAAACTCTCCTCGTTGAAATTCTCCGATCGGAACCCGCGGGTCCGGAAAAAACGAATACGGAGAAACAACGGAAATCCGATTCCCGAGGAACTTCAGAGTCTGTTGAATCTGCGAACCTCCAGGACTATTCGCCAAAACACCGGGTTGCTGAACAACCGTATTCTGCATTTCCTGATGCCAACAGGTCTTCAAGATCCCGACGCCAAACCGCCCAATGTCCTTCAAGAACTGATAAAGGACAACCGTAAACTTGCTCTTCTTCAAATCCCTCGCGACGAACGCCTCAGCAATCCTTGCCGCGTCGTGATCCTCCGCGGAGATTCCAACCAACTCGAAAAGCCTCTCCCTCTGCGTAAAAAGCTGAAGGCAGAAAGAGACGAACGTCTGTACCTGCGCATACGACGCGGGCACAATCATCTTCGACGGCTCGTCCCTTTCCGACGCCTTTTTGTCCGCAGAATCTGCAGTCCTCTGCCCGCGGTAAATCGCATCGTTGCGATCCCAATGCGGATAATACTCCGACATCGCTGTCCTGGACATCTTGACCAAAGCAAGACTGTCCGTCAGCATCTTCGCATGAAACGCTGTCGGGATCTCGCTGTCCAGCTCTGCTTTGATCATCTCGTCCATAGATCAGGTGAAGTAAAGAATGTCGACGATTTGGGTTGAAGTCCCGTTGATGTAGATCTGACTGAGATCCACCCGCATCCCGTTGAAGGAGGAAATGTCAATGATGTACGTCCCGGAAGCGGCAATCGCAATCGGTTGCGTCGTCGAATTATGCCCAATGGTCACATTCGCATTACCCGCTCGATTAAAGATCGTCGCTTTGCAGACCGGAAGGGACGAAGCCGAGAGCGGAATGGCCGCACCGGTCATTGTCCGCGTGAACTGATCCACCTTCACCACATTCGTATATTGAGCACTCATTTAGATGTAGGTCGCCGTGATATTGGACCGTTTGATTGTGATTGACGTCGAAGATGCGCTAGAGGTAAACCGAAGGTCGACAAAATTCGAGCCGTCGGAATCCACAATGGCGAATCCAGAAAGGTGGATTTCATCCGTTGCCCCAACGACTTCCACCGTCTGAATCGAAGGGGTGACAATTGTTCCGCTTTTGTGCAAAGCGGCCGAAATCTTCTCCGTCGCCACGCCGGTGAGGGAAACCGAGAATCCGACAAGGTACGAACCGGCAACAGACAAGTTGATCCGGCCCGTCGCCGCCGTCGTCGTCAAATTCTTCGCAACGCCTTCCGTCGCGTTCGCGTCGACATAGTACGTCCCCGCGGTCGTAATCGTTACCGCTTGATCCGACGCGTGATGCACCGATCCCCACGCCTTCAAGCGATAGGCATAGGAGCCGTCTGCTTGCTCAACCAAAACTGGAATATCATTTGTTGCCATAGTCCTGTTTAGTTACTAAACCATACTCAGAAATCTCCGATCTCTTCCAGGTCCATCGGAGCAGAATCGAAAACCTCGTCTCCGATGGGCATATTGAACGGTTCCGGATCAACCCAGACGCAATTACTGATCTCCAGCCGGTAAAGATTCTCCATCATATGGTCGTCTTTATCGACCGGCTTGTTCGTCTCTTCATCCCAAGGCCACCTACGAATCTCCCAAATCGTCCGCTTGCAGTACTGCGAGAACGTGATCTGCCCCTTGATCTTCAACTGCTTCTTGACCTCCAAAATCCCGTAGGCCGGATTCTTCGGGGCCTTCTCAACGTGAATCCCGTTCTTATCGAACTCATCCGCCATCGAGGAGAAGACCTCCTCCTTCGGGTACTCGATAAACGCAAGCGGATCAATCGAATACCAAACCGGGTCCCGACCTTTCAAAATCTGTTTGATCTTCCGGCACAGTTCCGGAATCGAGCAGTGCTCGAAGAGATCTGTATAGTACACGTGCTGATTCTCTTTATTCACCGCAAGGAACAAAACCGCGTGCGGAGTCCTCGGATGCGGATCAATCTGCACATAAATTGACCAGTCCGCAGGAGGTGTCAACCAATCCTTCCAACCATGCGGCGGCTCGATGCGGACGTGCTCATCGTAACGAAACTCTTTGTAAATCAGCCCAGTTAAGTGCATCGGAATGCCATGCAACCGGCACGCCTTTTCATCATCCGTTAACAAAGAGGCATACTCCTCAATCGCTGCCTTCGTCAAATGAGGATTGTCATAGATCGAACCATCAACCGCCCAAACTCCTTCCCCCAACTGCCCGCCCGTATCCGCAGGGAAGAACAAATCATTGATCCAGAACTCGGAAAGCGGGGTCAACGTAAACCAAAAAGCTCCTTGCGTATCCACCAATCCGCGAGCATGAGCCTTGAACATCTTCTCCGGGCACGGTTCATCCACATGGATGAAATCAAAATCCGAGGACTCAGCCCCCATCGGGTTCGTCATGAACGATTTAACGGTATCGAACCGTAGAGTGGACCCGTTTTCCAACTCCATAAGATCAATCGCCCCGCTGTGATTACGGCGTTTGGTCTTAACGATCCCCGCAGGGAGCAGAGTCCAAAGCTTTCCGGGTTTATCCCCTCTCTCCGACGTCCAAATCTCATCTACCTTATCCCAGTCCGTCGTAATGATCAATCCCTTAACCGGGCGCTGCGGAATACCACCCCGCCGAGCCGGATCATCTTCCGCCAACCAGGGACGCTCGCCCAAAAGCCAAGCGCAGTCCTCAGCGGCTCCCATGTGAGACTTCCCAAAGCGATTTCCTGCGCGGACCATGCGGCGACGAACATGAATAGCAGCACGATGGAAAGACTCCTGCTTAGCGTGCGGCTTATAGAACAATAGCCCATACTGCTTAATCGCATTCAGTTTCTCTCGACGAACAATAGCCCGCTGACGTCGAACGGCAAGCAACGCTTCCTCCCGTTCCTCGGGAGTCATCTCGTCAAAACCTTCGACGTCAGCGGACATTGTTAGCACTTCACTCATGTGGCTTTGCAGCGTTCAACCGCTCTGGACAACTCACGAATTGATTCCGCTTGCGTTCTCGCATTCTCAGCGTGCGCAGCAGACGCCTTCGTGTTTTCCTTAATTACTCCGACCAATTCTTCTCGGTCCTTTGTGAACTCAGCAACGAGATTTGTCATCTGCTGCATCATTGCTCCAAGAACCACTCGAATCAGCCAGCATCCGCCTAACAGGATGAACACCAAGAGCGCAATCATCAGCCAACGATCAGAGCTCCTGGCCGCGTGGTCAATCATGTCTAACGCCTGGGTGGGCGGCATGTTAGTCATTTCCTTTACTAGTTAAAGCCTGGTTTAGCTAGCAGGCACACGAATCAAAAGAAATCAGCCCAAAGCATGAAAGCCCATGGAGCCACGTTCCATTGATAAGGCGTGCTCTCGTAGCCAAACTGGTACCAGTAATGGCTATAGTTCCCGGTGCTGTCGTTAAAATACACCACAGCGAGGCCCCATGTAGCAAACTGGGGGACTCCACCAAGCGGATAGTAGTAATACCCGTCGTTGGGAACATACACCTTGGAGAGCAGTAAAATCTCACCAATGTCCGGCCCGTTCCAGCCTCCATCGAACTCGAAGTAAAGAAGTTGAGTATCCGTTTGAGTGTCCATTCCAGTACCGGTCCAACTACCAACGCTAATCCCAGTTTGCTGAGAAAGCCAGTTAGTCCCGCTGGTATTCTTCAAATTGTACCGCAGCATGGCGCTCACCTTGTTCCAAAAGGTGTACGTAGTGCCGCCGTACGAATTGCTGAAACCGGAGGTGTTCCGCATGTACTGCAAGGTCGGCGATTCCGCCCAGGAACTCCAGGAGAGAACCAGATACGCAAACATTGCGACCGCCCAAACCAACATTCGATTCAGTGTTTTCATTGTTTCAATATATCCGTGGGTGGGAAACTTGCGTTGGAGCGTTCGTTAACGTTCCGGACAGTCCAATCAAATTCTGTTCCGGAGAAGCCTGACCAACAAGAGGCAAATACAATCGAAGAGCGCCAGGACGAACACGATTAGGTCTTGCTCCAGCGGCTAGTGACGCTATATCTGCCGCCGAAAGCGTAATGTCCCAAACCGCAAACTCTGCAATTCGGCCTGCCCAGTAAAGCCCAACTGCGCTAGAATTGACCCGAGCTCCTACTAACACTCGGTCTAAGGTCCCTATTGTCGATGATGACGTATTAGAGCCCACTTGAGCGCCATTCGCAAACACCTTGCGATCCGTCGATGACGTAAACGTCCCAACGATATGATGCCAAGTGTTGGCTGATAAACCAGTTACACTTTGAGCTTGCACTGAAGCTCCGCCAGTCGTTGCCGTAACCGCGTTTGGCAATCCGCCAGACCCGAAACCAATTTGACATCGCGTACTAGCCGCAGAACCTACCATCCCAATGGACATTGCCGCAGCTGTAGAGTCAGCATAAACCCATGCAGCGATTGTCATCGGAAGAGCTGTAACTGGAGCTGTTGCAACACTTACATACTGCGACGTACCGTCAAACTGACGAGATCCGGTAGAGACTAAAGCAACCACGGCTAACAACAAAGCTGCTGTAATTGATCGAAAAGCTTTCATTGAACGATATATCCCTCTTTCGTCGCAATGTACCGAAGAATGCCCGCAAGAACAGCCTCCACGCGGCGGAGACGGGCTGCATCCGTCCCGGATCCATTCTTCAACGCGGTATAAACCTGCCGTGCCTGCTCCAGATCAACTCCAATCGCTTTCTCCAAAAGCTCAGCAGAGGAGAGTGGGACAACGACCCAAGTCTTCCTAACCTGACTCGCCTCCACAATCGGAGTCGCCTCAATCGCTTTCTCAGTTGCCGTATTAAATGAAGGCAACGGATCAACGACCTGCGGAAGAATAGACCCAGGCCTGTGCGGCGGAAGAACATCGAAATCCTTCCACTCGCGGAAAGCGCCGTCCCAGAGAATTGCGTACGTTGCCATGTTAGTTAACCGCGGAAATATCCGCAGCGAGGAGTTGAGCGTCGTTGGAGTTAACCGTATCAGCCGAATCCGTAACGTCCCGATAAAAGCGAATCGCAATCGGATCTCCGGCAACCGCTCCATCAATTGTCGTAATCGTCAGCGAGGTTGTTGCTGGAATGCCAGACGTACCATTGCAGGTTGTTGTCGCTTCGACGGCGGTGTCGAATGAATCGGAATCAATATCCGTATTCAACCGCATAACTTGCGCACCCCAGCGGACATCGCCAGAGGTAGCAGCAGTCGTCCAGGTGATCTTAACCTTAATCCCACCGGAAAGGTCCGCTCCCTCAGGGATGACAAAGACGCCGCGAGCGGATTCCTCCGTGCTCGGATCGAACTCGAGAACCGCCATCGAATTTCTAGTATTAAACGTCGCATAATTCGCCGCGGGCGGTTGATTATCCATCGCCGTAAAATGCGCGATCTGCATCTTTGCGGACCCGCCGCCCACTCCGACTTTTGAAACGGTATATCCCGCCGTTTCTACTAGAAGACCCATATTGGCTTCACCTAACGTAACAGTCAACCCAATATTAAAATCATCCGCAAACGTTTTGCTTCCCGTTAACGTATAATCCTTAATAAACCGAAGCTGATCAATGACATTCGTTTTATCCGAGGAATCGTCAGAGCCGAGGATGTGTCGAACCATGACTGTACACGTCGTCGAAGAAATCCGCTTAATCCGCGCAGTCCAAACCTGCGCATAATAAGTCGAATTGAACGCCAACCCCGTATAATCACCAGTGGTAGCAGTAGGAGTGTCGTTATAATCCAAATAAAAGTCCCACCGATACGCGTTCGCCAGCCCAGTATACATCGTGTACTTCGATGGAACATAAACCTCGACCTCGTCCCCATTAGCGTTCAGCGTTCCACCGGGGATTACAACGTCAAGGAGCTCTGTCTCTGTTGTCGTGTTTTGAACGGTGACAGTCGTAGCAGACCTGGAAATAACCCCAGGAGTCGCAGTTCCACCAGAAGTCGCCGTGACAGAAATCGTCGTTCCAACAACGGAAAGACCAGAACCAATCGTTAATTCTTGAGGCGCTCCGGTCCCAGAATCTCCTCTACCAAGAATCTTCGAAGCAGAAACGTTTTGAATCTTTGCGTACGTAATTGCTGAGTTATCGACTGTAAACGTAGTCCCAGATCCGGAGACCGTAACGTCTCCCTTATCCCCGTCGGAAACGCCTCCTGCATTGTCAGGCTCGAACGTGAACGTTCCTCCCGTATTAAACTTGATCGTATCCCCGTTCGCAGGAGTATCCGAAGCCAGAACTCCAATGAGGCGGATAACGCTCGTCCCATCATACGCAATCACACCGGCGCGAGAAGCCGCCCAAAGATCAGTATCAAAAGCGATTTCGCCTGTAGCGTCAACTGTAGGGGCAGAGTTATTCGGTACTTCAAAAGACGTCTTTCCACCTAAATCCACTGTCGCAGGCAACGAAAGAGTAGGCGTCGCGTTTTCCGACCCAGACCCGGTCACTGTAATCTCATTCGCCGTCCCCGCAATCGTTGCGACATAGTTTCCGGTCGTATCTGTTCCCAAAGCAACAGCATCAGGGTCAACGGAGTACGTCGTCCCAGAACCAGAGATCGTGATGTCTCCTTTATCGCCATCCGAGACGCCACCACCGCCTTGCAGGTCGTCCTCGAAAGTAAAGAAGCCGCCTGTGTTATACTTAATCGTCTGCCCGTTCACGGGCGTATCACTCGCGAGGACGAAGATCGAGCGGATTGCCGCTGTTCCATCATACCCAACGAAACCACCTCGACTGGCTCCCCAAAGGTCCGTATCAAACGCAATCTCCCCAGCGTTCGCAATCGTCGGGGCGGAGTTGGCCGGAACCCGAAGACTCGTCTTCCCAGACAAATCGAGCGTCGCTGGAAGGCTCACTGTTGGAGTCGCTCCTTCCGAACCGCTTCCAGAAACAGAAACCTCATTCGCCGTCCCAGACAGACCGGCGAGATAATTCCCCGTCGTATCCGTCGAAAGAGCGACCGCATTCGCATTGACGGACATTACTGTTGCTCCCCCAGAAACAGTAATATCTCCATACGAGCCATCAGACAGTCCGCCACCCCCACCTCCAGAACTTGTAAAAACATACCTGCGTTGGCTGGGTCTTGTAATCGTCATATTCAACCCAGGCTCCATGATCCAATCGGACGTTGGGCCGAATTCAGGCGCTACCGCACCAATCTGTTGAACCGTTCCCGAGACGCCGTTTCCAGAAACATCTCGCACACCGCGAGCGAGCGAAGCGCCAGCGAAGTCCCACATGAAAACCGCATTCGTTCCTCCCGCAGTCGCCCAATTCAACCCAGCATTGATCTCTTGCGTTGTAAACGAATTCCTCTGCAACATCAAACGATAAATTGGTCCTTGTGGATGCGAGAACTGTCCAGCATCACCCATCTGCCCACAAACAACATACGGAGCATAGACATTTCCAGTCGTCGAATTGTTAATCGTCGCATTCAAACGAAGGAACCCGTTTACATACATCTGAAACATATTCGTCCTCCGTTGGAAAACGATCTCCACATCCTGTCCAGCAAAAGGAGAGACGTCCGTGCCGTTGGCATACCGTTCCGTCGAGCCGTTCGACTGGTCATAATTTGTACCCCCGAGGGTCGCGACAAGGTTGTACGACCCGTTAACGGGGCTTCTCCAGACAGACATGACGAAGCACTTCGGAACGAGCGCGCCATAGCCCGTTGTATTCGTCACGGACGTCAAATTGATAATCGCAGTATGCCGGCCATTCGCAAACCCATTCGTCGACAGGATCGGAATGCGAAGCAACGCGGAAACGGAGAAATCTCCCGTAATATTCGTCTGAGAAGCCGGAAGACTCGCAACGATCTGCGAATTCGTCTTCGCATTAAAGTACGGATAATTCGGAACAACTCCAAACGTATCCGGTCCTTCGATTGGCCTGGAAACGTACGGCCCAAACTGCCGATCATCCGTATTCACCCAGCCAGAATTCGTATCGATAAGGATGCCAGTGTCCAGTCGATTAAAGTAATTCCCAGAAAGTGAGATACCAGCAGACGAGCGGAGCTCGACTCCAATCGGGACATGGTCCCACGGGACAGCAAGAGAAGTATACCCCTTCGATCCAATCAACATATTGCCGATGATCTGCACATCATAGCAGCGGTTCAAGAGGATACCGCGAATGTAGGGATCATCCCAGGTCGTATCCCGGTTTTGCCTAGCCGTCGTTTGATTCAGGCCCAACTCCCAAATCCAGTTTCCAGAAATGCGAGAACGGGAAACGTCCGCCCAGTCGATGGCCCCTTGCCAGCTCTGGTCCATTCGAGTTCCTTCGAGGTTAATTTCCTCGGAATTGCGCACCCAAACAAGGGAGGAAGGGCCTTCGAGCCACCAAGTCCCGGAGCCGCCTGCCGTGGTGACATCAATAACAGTCGTCGCTCCCTCCTGCAAAGCGAGACCGGCGGTTTTGCAAAGATAAAAGGTCGTTCCGTTTTGCGGCCCCCAACGAACGAAATAAACCGTATTCGTATCCAACCCGCCAGGAAGGCTCGTTCCGCGGACTTGAACGGGCATTCCCGTATCCGATCCCATGCGGTTTGTAACGGTAAAGATATCCGTTGACGGATCGACAGACCAGCCAGTCCTTCGAACAGCCCCATTGATAACGTACGGAGTGTTCGTCGAAATCGTCTGGCTCGTCCCTACCCAACCGACCAAATCCTCCGCATTGTTCCAAAGCTGGTTCCGCTTAATCGTATGCGTATTCGCCCAAGCAATAGCAATCGGGGCACCGCGAGTAGCCGAAATCGTATTATCCTCAATCGTTGTATCGGACGTATCGAGAATAACGATACCGCAAGAGAGGGAAGACGTGATCGTATTCCGGCGAATCCTCGTTCCAAACCCGCCGTACACGAGAATGCCAGGACCAGTCGTCGGCAGGATCGTGCAATCTTCGATTGTCGTCCCGGCAACTTGATTGATGTAAATACCGGCAGCAGCCGGATTCGGTCCGTTCCAGGCCCATTTCCAACCCACATCAATCGAAATCCCACGAATGAAATTCCCGCCGCGTCTGTAGGAAACCCAGTTTCCAGCTCGATCGACGTACGCAGTGTACATCATATTTGAGTAGTACTTCTGATCAATGCGAATGCCTGGGGCTCCGTTTCCATTCGTCAGACCCGAGGAGAAATGCAGAACAGTGTTATGGAAGGTTCGAGCGATGTTCGTTGAAGTAAATGTACCTTCAAACGTATCCTCCCCGATAGGGAGGCCTCCCGAGGACTGCAAACCAACCCGCGGTTTCAAATCAAGCGTTCCCGGAGAGAGCAGATCGCCAAGACGCCATTCGCCAGGGTCCAGCTCCACAACACCGCCCCCTCGCGCTGCAACACGATCAATCGCCGCCTGAATCGCTGGGCCAGAGTCGACCATGATCCCCTGCCAAGTCAAGCGATTCGTGTACGCAATAACGTCAAGCTCCGGCTCTCCACCCGTCCAAACAGGAGAAAAGGGAACCGCGGACTCCGCGTCCACGAACTTCCACCGCCCGACTCCATTCGTCGGTGCGTAAATGTATCCGACAGACTCCGGTTCAGCGGAGGTCGGATCATACCGCATTAAGCGACCGGATGAAAACCTTTGCGTTGAAGAAAGCCCATAAACGACAACCCCCGCCAGGTTCGCTGACGAGAGAAGCTTTGGATTCATATGCAACAGCTCGACAACATTCGAGACGTTGTACACCGTCGAGGCGACAGGAGGCTGAGCCGCTTCCGCGAGTCTGGTTGAGTTACTAAACCAGACGGCGAGAATGGAGATGAGGAAGAAGTTTCTCATGGGTAGATCTTGAGGAAGACGGAGGTATCGCCCGGATAAAGCGTTTGGATAATACTCGTCCCGTTCGGATCCGGAGGCGGCGCGGAGGCAACCTTTAGCCAGACGTTTAACTGCCCATCGCCTGGATCAAAGTTCGCATTAACCGCGGTCAAGAACTCCGCCGGGTTCGCAGCCAACATATCCGAGAGAGCCGAGAAGGGCTGCGGAACGGCCGTCGGATTCCCCGTCGGGACGAGCTCCGAAACTTCCTCGAAGACGACGATTGTTGGATTGGAGTATTGACTCATACAGTGATCGCCTGTCCGACGTTGAGAATGAAAGAGAAAGGAGTGTACGGTCCATAAAGAGCCGCCGCCCGATAGAGACGCAGATCGCCATAGACGCGTCCAATCGGGAAGAACTTCGTCGCAACGCCCTCGAGAACAAGCTGAATCTTAACCGCTTGCGACACGTCCTGGACAACATTCACCGTCGGCACAGCGATGATCTCTCCTTCCGGGAACTGACGAAACATCGAAGAGAAGGAAACCCCGGCCCAGTCGAAATTGGGCTTGACGAAGAGGAAGGTCTGCGAGAGCCAGCGGTTCCCGCGGACGAGATTGTAATGAAACGTTGTCATCAGTTCTGCGCAGCAACGGGAGCTCCTGGCAGACGCCCCAAAAGACGAGCCTCCTCCGCGGCAAGGCGTGCCTCCTCCCTCTCCAGGTCGGCAACGGAATCGAGGGAAACGCGAGAAATCTTCTGCTCGACCTTTTGCGTAGGCTTGCCCCACAAGCGATCCAGGAGAGCATTGGCGGCAGCCGCGCGGGTCGAAGGCTCCGCATCGAAGGCACCATCACGGATGTCAATCAACGTCTGCAAATTATTCGCCGCCTCCTGCTTGAGCAACTCCAAGCAAGGGTCCGCTGCCTTAACCGACGTTTGAATCAACTCCAGAATCCGCTTGCGCGCCCAGGGCTGGCGAACGATATACGAGATCGCAACTGTCGTATACCCGGTCAACGCGGCAATCTCCCGATGCGTCATCCCTCTGGCCTTCAACTCCACAACGAGGCGATGCTCGGGCTTCTCCCTTTGCAGATCGACGAGGGGAACGGAATCGTTAAAGAGACGGTTCGGATCCTCCGTATACTCCCGCAGGGACTCCGCCAGAATCCCCTTCTCCGAAACGCTTTCCCGAAGATCCGCTTGCGGATAGCCGACGTCTTTCTTTTCTTCGTTCATTCTCGGGAAAAGGTTGGAATGGGTTGGGAAGGAAAGACGGGCGCGAGGCGCGCGGATTCCGCATCCCCAACGGCGCACAAGGGCTGTGCCTTAAAAAGGCGCATTGCCGACGGCGAAGGCCGAAGGCCGGAAGCCCCCGAAGGGAGTCTCTCCTCTCCCTCCGGGGACCCAGGCCGCACACGGCCCACCTCTGCGCTCTCTCGCATCCTATCCATGCAAGGGGGAGCATACTATATATGGGGGGTTTGGCAACCTCGAACCTATCATCAGAGAGCCTACCCTCTTTTCCCCTACCCGCAAAGCGGCTATCTCTTCGAGGCTAGTTTAGTATGAGTGGCCAGAATTACTTTTTTCGGAAAGGGGATAGATACTGGTAATCCAGCCGACCCCAGGCTGGGGAGGACACCCTTTGCGTAAGGGGACCCAGCAATCGTCGTCCTGCTCTCTCGATAAATCCCTGCCTTTCAATCGTTCAGGACTCCAATAAAAGCCAAGCGAGCAAGGCGAGCCTTTGTTCGGTTCTCTAACCTGCTATCGGGGAGGGGTAGCGAGCGAAGCGAGCGTAGGGGAGGGGGAGGAAACGAGGGACGAAAAAACCCCCGAAAGCGGGGGCATGCGGAAGGGGAGAGTTGAGATTTACAACCCTTCGATGGAAGCAAGGATAGAAGCCTTGCGGGTTTCGCTGGCGCGGAGCTTGAAGCCGAGGCCGAGGCGATCGGGTTCCTTCTCGGAGCCGTCCGCCCATTGGGCGAATTGGCTGGTGTTGATGACCGCGCCATTGAAGTCGAGGTCGTTGACAAGGGACTCGACATTTTCGCGAGGGACCCCGTGTTTCAAGAGAACGATAGCCAAGAAAGCCTTAGCCTGCTCGGCTCCCCATTTTCGGTCGCGCTTGGCGATGGATGCGGCAATCTTGATCTTTTCTTCCCGGGCGAGAGAAAAGGGGACTGCGGTTGAAGTTGAGGTTGCGGGAGATCCTGCCGCTTGCGCGGAGGCCTGATTTGCTTTAGGCGGATTTGCCATGCTGATGAACTAGCAGATCCCATGCCAAGGCTCAGGACGGGCTTTTGGGAAGCGAAAGTGTAAAGGATTCCGACGCATTTTAGGCGCTCAGAGGCTATCCCCTTAGCCTCCAAGGCTTTGCAACGTGTAAAGAAAACCGACGCCATTGCAAAGCAATCCGACGCTTCGCTTTATCGCGTACTTGACCGATAAAGCCCAGTCCTCGCTTTTCGGGGCACGCTTCGCGAGAACTTCCCCCTCTTCGCCAGACGAGAGGCAATTCGCCAGACCCTAACCGCATCCTAGGGGAAAGAGGATGCATAGGGGGGAGCATGCCAAAAGCCATGACGCGAGGGTCCCCCCCTTATCCAAAGGGCCATTCCCTCCTATGATTTGCCATCCGCAAACGTCCAAGGCCGCCGAAGTTGATTTAGTGTATTTGAAAAAAAAAAAAAAAAAAAAAGGCTCTAGGCTATAGTCTAGGCACCCATTTTCTCTCGCCTCCTAGGGGGGAATGGCCCCGCTTGCCATAGGGGGGGAACCCATGCTATGGCTTTAGGCGAGCTTCCCCCCGAGCAAGGAAGGCTAGGCTTCGGCCGGCTTCGCCGTCCTGTGGCCTTCGGGCAAAGCTTATAGTCTCGTTTAGTAACTAAACCAAACGCTCTCCCAAAGGGAGAGGAGAAAGGTTAGGGAAAGATGAAAACTGGAAGTCAGAAATCAATCGCAGAGCGGTGTGCCATGTTGAGGCGATTTGCCCTTCGCGTTTCGCAGATGGCGGACAATCTAGAGGAAGGGAGGAAGTTGACGGCGGTTTGGGGAGCTGCCGCAAACCTGGAAGATTGGGAAGCCATTTCATTCAGCATTCAGGCAGTGGGTGCGGTTAAAGCGAATCTAATCAGAAACGGAATCTTTCTCGTCCCTGCCTCTCTTGCGGCAAGGGAAAGGGAGGGGATTTTAGGAGGAACGGTTGAGGTCACCCCGAAGTCCGCTTCGGTAGAAGAAAACGTTCAGCTTTCTCCGGAGCTTTCTCCGGAGCTTTTGCAACGCTTGCGGGAGAGGGAGACGGAGGACTGAGGGGGAAGGGAATCCGCCCGGCAGGGCTGGAAAAGGCTTGCCGCCTAGCCTTTGGGCGGATAGCCTTCCCTCTCGGATCGGGGGACAGCCCTCACACGCAAAACCAAAAAGCGGGCAAAGCCCGGAAAGAAAGAAGAGAAAATGCAAAAGTGGGATAAAGTTCGAGAAACCCTCGCCCCTTGGCAGGGGAAGGTTTTGGCAATGCCGGTTCGGGACGTTTTGCTCGTTTCCGCCGCTATTCAAGGAATCGTGAATGGCCACATTTCTGAGGATTCGGAGGAAATGATGACGGATCTTATCCATCGCCTCGGCGAAGACGGTTTGGATGAAATTCAAAAACTCCGCATCGGCCTGGATTATGTACAGCTGGGCACGGATGTCGTCAAAAGCATTGATGGTCTGGAAACGGACAAGGAGAAGGACGCATTCCTCTCCCTTCTGGGAGGTGCCCTCATGAGAAAGCATCCGGCTGTGTCCGTTTGTCATTGCCCGGAGTGCAAAAAGCTGGTTGATCGGTTGAACAACGGTCCGAGAAAGGAGTTCCCCGCGATCCGGGACAGCGCATCCTGGCCGGAGCGGATGGAACTCCTTGGTGGGTTTCGAAACAACGTTGAAAGGACGAGACAGCTTGCGGCGATCATGCCGCTGTCGATGGTTCAGGTGATCGCAACGGAAAAGTTCAGCGCCTCTCTGCGTGCCTTTTGTGAACTGAAAGGAATTGCAGAAGAGGTTGTAGAGAAGATTCTGGAGACGCTCATTCCGGCCTGCAAAGAAGCCATTTCTCTTTCGACGGAGGACTGGGCGGATATGTGTTTCCAACATGCCTCTCTTCTCTTCGAGACAGTCGAAAAGGAGGTTTTCGGCACGGAAGCGCAAGGGCAAGATTCCGCGCAAGCCTGATCGGTTCACAAAAACGGGGAGGGACAGCCAACCTCCCCTTTCTCTCTTTTTTATGAATCAAACCGAGCGATTCTTATCCGAGCAGTCCACGACATGGACAAAAGCTACCTTTTATGGGACGCTTGCAATATCCTTTCTAGACGCAATTCTGTCCTCAAGTGTCGGCCATCCAGTGGTGAAGGAAAAGGAACTTGCGGATGCGATTATGGAAAGAACTCAATCCTCATTTATGCAAAGGATGGAGACGTTTCGTATGATTCAAGAATTCAACGACGCAGAAGCAATAGAGGGCTTTCTTCGACGTGGAGTGGTTAAAAACCTCGTGCATCAAGAGCTTGTTGAAAGGACGGATGGCGGGAACTGCCCCACAATCGTGTTCGTGTATCGAACATACGTCTTCCGCTTGGAATTGACTTTAGTAGCTTATCGCATATTGGAGAAGTATTATATAGTCCTCCTTCCGCAACAAATGCCCTTTTTGCGAAAGCAAGTGGAAGAGGAAAAGCAAAGCTGCAACGCGAGGTTGGCTGCGATGCAGTTGAAGATTATTGAATCCGGTCTTTCCTCCTGGTTATGAATGCGTCCCGCATTGAAAACGCAGGCTCCCCGGAGTTCTTCCTCTGGGGAGTCGGTGCGATAACGGCCGCTCAAGCGAGCATCTTCGCCTTGGATTGCCAGGACCCGAACGCGATTTATGGTCCCCTTTTGAAGAGAGTGCGCAGTATCGCAAACGAGCGAGCGGAGAAAATTGCATCCGCGCTGAACGTAGATATTCACAATCCGGGCTTACGCTTTATCGCTATAGGTATAGATGAGTCCCTCAAGACTTGCCAAGAGCTTTTGCAAAAAGCAGGTTTAGAAAATCGTTCACCTCGATTCCTTTTAGTGAATTACCGAGCAAGCCTTTCGTACAACCTCTCAAAACGTCTAGAAATTCCTCTCCTCTTGAAGTATCCGCATCAAGAAAAAAACATCCGCAACACGATTTCGCATTTAGTCAAGGAGGACAACGCCCTCCTCATTAAGCTTCAAGAAATGCAACGTTATGAATATAATTCCTAAGCAAATCGTCGTCTCGATCCCAGAAAGGGAACTCTCGATCCGGGTTACGCTCTCCGCGCCTATGTTCGAGCAAGGGGAGAGGGACCGCGCGGTCGAGGCCATCCAAAAGGCACTCGCTCCGCTCTATCCTGATTGCAAAGTCCTCGCGATGGATTCCGCTCGTTTCGCGGAGATTAAGGAAAAACAGCCAAAGGAGTTGGCCATCGCGCCTTCGGAGTTTCTTTGCACGGACGGCTTCGCCAGATATATCGCGGAGAACAGGATTCCTCGTCCGCCAGGGACAGGATGGCGCATGCACAGGGAGGAAACAATCGGACAGATTAACGGTTTGCCGGAAACAAGAGGTGCCCTTGTTGCGACAAACGGCGTTCTCTGCTTCATCCGGCAGGCAAAAGGGCACTTTTTGGGGCATCTTGATTTCTTTGTCCCAGACCCCCGGGAGCGTTCGGAACCCTCCGAGCGGAAGGAACGGAAGCCACGCAAGGAAAAGTCCGCGCAAGCGGCCTCCGGCCTCAAGCAATCGATTTCGGACCTGTTGAAAGAACTAAACATCGACCTCTAAAACCTATGGCAAAACTAAGCGCACGCGGAAGAACGATCCTCGCATCCTTCATTAAGCGGTTTCCCGATATCGAAGGAGTTTCCGAAAGAGAGCACCTTTTTCGCTACATGTCCGATGGAAAAGTTCTCTCAAATTCACGTTGGCGCGGAAGTGATGGAAGAAAAAAAGACCTTGGTTGGTCGCATCTTATCAAACCGTTTAATGGTTCTTTGGAAAAGTTCAAAGAACTTTGCATAAAAAAGGGTTATCAGGAAGAACAAATTCCAGGCTGACGAG